GCGTTGGACTTGAAAGGGTCTAGTGCTTACGTTAAGGTTTCTAAAATAAAGAAACAAGCGGTTCAAAAACTAATAGAGAATGTAGATCCGTCTCAGGTTTTGGATTATACTTAGCGTAGATAGTAATTTTGTTTAATTTAACTTTTATATTATGAATACCAGAAGTAAGACCGATATATTGAATGACTTGTACAAAAAGTATGAGTTACATAAGGATGATACCTTTAAGTCCCCACAAGGGTGGACTATAATTACTCGTAGTGGGATTGACAAGATCCAAGCGGTGGCAGATATAGACATTGACTATGAGATGGTGGAGTATACACCGTCTGTATCAGCGGCTGTGAAAGCTACAGCTACATGGAACGACAGGAGGTTGTCCACCTTTGGTGAAGCTAACCCTAAAAACTGTAGACAAAGCTATGTTCTAGCTATGGCAGAGAAAAGGGCGATGTCAAGGATAGTTTTAAAACTAACCGGATTCTATGCACTAGGTGTGTTTGGTCAGGATGAGTCAGAAGACTTTACTAAGGCAAAAACAAACACAAATCACACCTCTAGGGTTGATGAACTAATTAAGTCTTCATTATAAGATGACTGAAAAGGAAATACTTGAAAAGCTTAAGGATGATGAGCATTACTATGGTGAGTTTGGTAAGAAATATCTTAGCAACTCAGACATAAGTAAACTGCTACTCAACCCAATGTCTTTACACAATTCCTTTGATAAGACTGTACCTCTTGTTGTAGGTGGGTATTTTCATACCGCAATATTAGAACCTGACAAACTAAAGAAGTACAAGATTATCAAGTCATCAACTAGAAACACTAAAACCTACAAGGAAACTTCGGGTGGTGAGATATGCTTATTAGAGCATGAAGTGGACATGATTGAATCAATGACAGATAAAATTTTAAGTAATGATGTTTGTAGGGATTTAATCAGAAATCCAAAAAATCAATATGAAGTGCCGGGCATCTCTAATATAGAGGGTCGTATGTGGAAAGGTAAGGCAGACATAATAAACGTGGATGAAAAACTTATAGTAGATCTAAAGACTACCAATGACATTCATAAGTTTGAATATTCTGCTAAGAGATACAACTACGACAGTCAAGCATACATATACAAGAAAATATTTGATTACGACTTCTTGTTTTTAGTAATAGACAAGAACACTAATCAAATAGGTGTCTATGATTGTTCTGATCAATTTTACAGATCAGGGCTTGATAAGGTACAAAGAGCGATTGAAGCCTATGAGTTGTTTTATAATTCAGAAGACTTTGATCCAAATCAGTTTTTCATTAATAAAACATTGTAAAACTGGAATTTAATTTAATTTTTTTTTTAATTTTTAAACAATAAGCTTATGGCTGGAATTATAACCGGTAGTATAAACCTAAGTAACATACCTAAAGATAAGATTATCGAAGGTAAGAAAGGTAAATACTTACCCATATCAATATCAATAAATGATGAACTTGATCAGTTTGGTAATCAAGGACCAATTGTGGTTAGTCAGAGTAAAGAAGAACGAGAGTCTAAGTCTGCGAAGACTTATCTAGGCAACATTAAAGTTGTTTGGGGGAATGGTGTAATGCCTGACCCTGCACCTCGTGATGATCAGCAACAAGCACCACAAGCGAAAGCTAGTGAAGCTATGGTTGAATCTAACGACTTACCATTTTAGATTATGAATGTAGAAACCATAGAGATTAATGGTTTTATTATTGATAAATTTAATCAATATGATCTAGAGGAAGGTAAAACACAGGGGACTTGTCCCTTGTGTTCTTCTACTAGAAAACCATCTAATCGTAAAACCAAATGCGCAAGCTACGATTGGGAGAGAGGTCTTGGGACTTGTCACAATTGTAACACCACATTCCAACTACACACCTACCAACGTAAAGGTGCTAGTGAAAAGGTTTATGTAAGACCTGAAGTTAATACCATTAAGGAGGTTGATTCTAAAGTTGAAGAGTGGTTTAAGTCTAGAGGTATATCAAAACAAACACTTGATGATCTACGTGTAAGCGAAGGTAAGGAGTTTATGCCTCAGAGCAATCAAAAAGAGAACACTATTAAGTTCAATTATTTTATGGGGGATCAGTTGATCAACATAAAGTATAGGGACGGTAGAAAGAACTTTAAGCTATTTAAAGGTGCAGAGAAAATATTCTACAATATAAATTCAGTTGTAGGTTATGATTCTTGTGTGATAGTTGAAGGTGAGATGGATGTTTTAGCACTACATGAATCCGGCATTAAGAATGCTATATCAGTTCCCAATGGTGCTACATTAAACTCTAATAATCTAGACTATTTAGACAACTGTATAGATTACCTTGAAGACAAAACTAAAATTGTATTAGCGGTTGATGCTGATGATGCCGGTCAGGCTTTGCGTCAAGAGTTTATACGTAGACTAGGTGCTGAAGTTTGTTATCTTGTAGACTTCAATGGGTGTAAGGATGCCAACGAATATTTGTTGGAGTTTGGATCTGAGAAGCTAAACAATGTAATAAACAAAGCGACACAAGTTCCTTTAGAGGGTGTGTCAACACTTAGAGATGTCGAAGATGATTTGAAGGATTTTGTTGTGAACGGATTCAAACCCGGTTACCAAATCGGAATAGATAATTTTGATAAGATATTCTCTACATACACTAGGCAGTTTATAACTGTAACCGGTATACCAAGTTCGGGTAAATCAGACTTTGTTGATCAGATGGTGGTAGGTTATAACAAGAACTATCATTGGAAGACAGCTTTTGCATCACCGGAGAATCACCCTATTCACATGCATGCACATAAATTAATGCGTAAAGTATGGGGAACCATGCCTCCGGCATCTGAGATAGGTAGTGATAAGTGGAATGAAGTGACTGAGCATGTTAATGATAACTTTTTCTTTATCGACATGGACACTTATAACTTAGAATCTGTATTGAAAAAGGGTGCAGAACTCGTCAAGAGGAAAGGGATTAAGTGTTTGGTAATAGATCCATTTAATAAAGTTAGAAGTTTAGATGGGTCAGGTGATGTGAATGTTTACACAATGGACTATCTTAGCAAGATTGAATCTTTTGCAAAAAAGTATGATGTACTTGTTATAGTAGTAGCACACCCCACCAAGATGTACAAAGACAAGGATGGTAAGACCGAAGAACCAAACATGTACAATATTAAAGGTGGTGGTGAATGGTACGATGCTAGTTATCATGGTCTTTTAGTTCATAGAGACTACGAAGCTAAAACCGTAAAAGTAAAAGTGTTAAAAGTAAAATTTCAAAACCTAGGCGAAAACGGTGCAGAAGCTCACTTTACATGGGAGCGAAATTCCGGAAGCTACATACCATTAGTTGTAGATGACGGAGATCCATTGCCTTGGGAAGAAAAGTAGAATACATGGGTAACTACAATCCAACAACACAAGATCTTGATATAAGATTGTGGTGTCATAGGAATCGTATATTTATAACTCCGGTGGAGATAGGATATAGGAAAAAGAAATGGTATGTTGAAATAGACATAAGAGGTAAAACATATAAATCACCAGAAACCTATACTCCAACTACAATTTGGGAGAAAATATTTGAATATAGAAGATACTATTATGAAAAATACAAAAAATAATATTAAATTAAATGTTGAAGATCCCGTAGTAGAAAGGGTCATAAGAAAGTATGCGGAGAGAAGTGAGGTGGGTATGAAAAAATATGGGAGGTCTTTGCATGAGGAGAGAATATCAGGAATGAAAAGTTTAGCAGGGTACTTAGAAGATACTCAAGAGGAACTTATGGATGCAGTTGTTTATATACAAACTGCAAGGGAACAACTAGAACATCTTGCTTTAGTTGAAAAAGAGAAAGCTGAGTTTTTAATGAGGAGAGATAGTTATGAACAGGGTCTTTAAATATAAAAGAAAAAAAGGTCCGGTTGTATCTAAAAAAATAACCTATGATGGTATTGATTTTGCATCAGGGTTAGAAAAATATATGTACATAGCTTTAAAGAAAGCAAAAATAAAATTTGAATATGAAGGAGAAAATTTTACACTTATTGAATCGTTTAAATTTAATAGTCAAGCACATGAGAGACAGAATAATGGGAAGGGTGAATATATTAATAGAGGAGATAAAAAAGTTTTAGGTATTAGATATACCCCTGATTTTGTAGGTGAAGACTTTGTAATAGAAACTAAGGGTAGGGCAAATGAATCCTTTCCAATGAGATGGAAGTTATTCAAGAAACACATGCAAGAGATAGGGGATGATAGAAACCTATATAAACCACAAACCAATAAGGAGTGTGATAAAACAATTTATTTAATTTTAAAAAACAGACAAGATGGATAAAATAACCAAAATACCTCATACAAAAGAAATGATTAAAGAGGCTCACAAATGGTCTAAAGACCTTGGATCTCTTAATAACTCAATAACAAAAGGTAGAGCCAATGCAGCAGCTAGAATAGCTGAGTTAGCTTTAGCAAAATATTGGGGGACTAAACCTACAGATGATTACAATCACGATATTTTATATAAAAATCAAAGGATTGAATTAAAAACAAAAAGAAGAACAGTAAAACCAAAGGATAATTATCGTGTTTCTGTAGCTAAAACTAGTCTTCATCAAAAACCAGATACATATTGTTTTTTAAGTATTGAGTTTAAGAGGACAGAAGGAGAAGGTGTCCGCAAAAAATACTATGATATTGAAAATATATGGTATTGTGGAGATATCAGCAGAAAAGATTTTTTAGATAAGTCAGAACTTTGGGTAAAAGGTAGTGTTGATGATAGGCATACGGTTCATGCTGATAATTATAAAATGAGAATTGAAAATTTAGAATCAAACTTGTTAAAAAAATAAATATGGGATTATTTGACAATAGAATAGCTTACAAGCCATTTGAGTACCCTGAGTATTATACTGAAGGGTGGTTAAAGCAAGCTCAAGCATTTTGGCTACACACCGAAATACCAATGTCAGGAGATGTTAAGGATTGGAATGAAAGATTAACACCTGAA